TATAATCTGCGCCACCCCATCCACCGAAATTACATTTAATTTTTAAATTTAATGCAATACCATGTGTCGTTTCATGACCATTCCATTCTGCAGGAGCTTGATGACTATAATTTCTACTAACAAGAATATCTCGCATTTTATCTTGATCACCACCAAAGATAATTACCGGATAATATTTATCAGTGTCACCTTTAATATATAATTCCTTAAAATATGGATAACCGTAATATTGCATTGTATCAACATAATTCTTTGCAGTATTTGCCACTCCTTTAATTTCTGTAACAGATGTAGCCTGTAATTTAATAGCTTTTGAATTCTGTTCAATTGCAGTTGTGTTTGAAGTAACTTTATTGGTTAAATCTGCAAGGTCTTTTTGAGCTTGTTCTGCATTAGCTTTAGCCGTATCTGCAGTTGATTGTGCAGTTTTAGCGTTATTGATTGCAGTTTGAGCATTGGTTTGAGCAGTAGTTGCATCTGTCTGAGCTTTTTGTACTGCAGTTTCTGCATTAGTTAAACGAGTTTTAGCTTTTGTGATTTCGCCTTCTGTGGCATCAACACGACCTGTTACTGTTTCTAGATTAGCTTTAGCATCTGCCAATTCTTTATTAGCCTTGTCTAGATTAGTCTGAGCACTGTCTGCTTTTTTCTTAGCTTCATCTGCCAAAGTTTGAGCGCTCTGAGCGTTGCCTAAAGCTTTATCTGCTCGAGCTTGAGCATCCGTTGCTTTTTTCGTTGCTTCAGTAATATCTAACTGAGCTTGAGTTGTATCAGATTGTAGCTTTTCAATCGAACTAGCTTGAGTTGTGATTGAATCGGCATTTTGTTGAATCTTAGTATTTAAACTACCCTCAATGCTCGTTAAATCACTCTTAGATGCATAAGTTTGAGAAACTGTAGTTGATAGCTCACCGACTTTCTTTTCAATCTCAGTGCTTACATCTGCATGGATTGATTTTGATTCGTTAGTCAAATCAACTTTTGTAGCGTATGTTTCTTTAACTGTATTGATTTCATTTGCATTTGCATTTGCTTTATCAACTGCATCTTGAATTTGTTGCTTTGAATCAGTGATATCACCTTTAATTGCATCAATCTGTTTCTGAGCATTACCAGTACTAGTATTTGCTTCTTGTGCTAACTTTTTCGCTTCACTAGATTGAGTGTTAGCAGTATTAGCTAATTCATTCGCTTTACTTGCATCCGTTTGAGCTTGAGTTGCTTTATCAACTGCTTCTTTTGATTGCACATTTGCTTGAGATACTTGAGTGTGAATCTCACCAATCTTTGCATCAATCTCATTCCATGTGTTATCAAATATAGCTTTCGTGTACTTGATTTCACTAGGATTAGCATACGTACATTTCCATCTTTTCCATAGAAACTTATCACTTTGATAAACCACATTACCAACAAACCACTCACCTCCGACTAATTCGGTTTGAGAAGTCGAATAATAGAATTGTTCTTCGGCGCTTACAAATGACTGACCATCTTCACCTTTGATTGCGCTCCATCTGTACTTAGTTGGGTCTTCAGAACCATACTGTTTTGAATCTGAATACTGACCAATAAACTTACGATTTGAATCTGTTAAACTAAAATCAACACGACCATCTGAACTGTTGGCGTATGCAATATGCACATATGCACTCGTTCCATTCTGACCATCTTGTAGTCGCATTACAGTGACTTCTGCAGTGGCCTTAAGTATTTCACCACTCATAGCTTTAAAACGGTATACGGCCTTTTCTGTGAAGTCTAAAGCACTGATTGTGATTGTTTGGCTTGTTGATAATTGCACATCATCTTTAAACCAAATTATTGAATACTTAGATGTAATATCAACACCATCATCCTTTACCAATGCAGTCAATTTAGTTGAATCTGAATCTGTCTTAAATAGAACTCCATTTGAAGATACGATTGAACCTTCATAAACTTTTTTCAATTCAATCATCTTGTTTATTTCTGAAATAAGAGCCGAACTAATCTGTGATTGTTTTTCTTCAAAGTTGTCAAAGATTGTCTTGCACTTTTCTGAATCAGTAAAACAAATCTCTTGTTCTGTGATTCGTGCTTCTAAATATAAAGCAGGCGTGTATTCGCTATCTTCAACGGTAAAGGTATCACCAATTTCAGCCTCGATATACCCATCGATTTCATACTCAACTTTCGGGTTCACGTACTTCTTTAATTCTGCTAAGGCTTGTCCGTATAGGACGTTTACATTGTCCGTATCATAGCTCCAGATCTTGACAATATACATATCTGTGCCAGGTGCACGGTCCGTAATTAGCGTCGATGGAAATCTATCCCGTGCTTGTGGTGCCAATAGATTGGTACCAGATACCATGTATTCAACTTTGCCATTCGCATCAAGCTCTTTTTTGCCGTTCAGCGCAGTAAGTCTTAGACCATCTTTACCCATTGGCCGGATACCAGTATATAGCTCTGTAACATCACTGGTCTTGTGAATGCCACGGATTTCTTTGCCATATCTAAGTATTTCATGCCTTCTATCTCTACCCATACCTTGATGACTATCGTCATGCTTACGATAGACGTTTAGTGTAAGGTCTTTTAGCGAGTAATCATTTTCTAGCTGTGTTACAAACTCTAGCTCTGCATCAAAAACATTTGCGGTAGAATATAGCCTCGCCAAGATGGTCTCTGAGCCTTCCCACTTATGGCTGATACGTTTATCACTTACTTCGTTCAGACCAATCGTAAACGAGTGTTCAAAGCCGTAGTCGTGAATGTATTGTGCAAAAGAAAGCGACGAGCCCTCATAAGCATCTACCTCTTCATTTAATAGCTCAAAGACAAGCCCATAGGCTGTTACTTTAAGCTCATACTCTTGTTTCTCTGTCGTAACGATATTTAGGTAATAATCTTTGTTCTTCCATCGAAAACTAAGTTTATTGCCTACTACAAGGTACTGTGCATCATCATTATCCGTAAATGTCGTGAACTCGAGAGTATACGCCGATCCCTGCAGATATGTATGCAATGTCTCATCGTAGTAGCGTAAACAATCGGGACTGTCGTTATCTAAAAAAGCACACACTTTATCGTATGCACTTAGTATTGCGATTCTTGGTGTGTCTGTCATAGCCAGGCCTCACGAATGTACGCTTTAACGACCGGCTGTTTCTTTGTCCACGAAGATGTTTTGATTCGTATCTTGTTAGCTCCAGGTTTGGACTTAAAATATTTAGATCCAAGTATCTCATCTTCCTGTTTGGGCATCCCGTTAACATAGACTTTTGTAGTATCGCCATCAATGGTGATTGTAGACCCAGCTGGATAACGGTTAGGTACATCTCTCCATTTATCAACATTAAGCTTGTTGAGGTAAAGCTCATTGATACCGTTAAAGGTCAGATACTTCTTACCGCCTCTACCTTTGTATTTTTTAATGCACAGCTGTACCTTAGCACACTTCATATCTTTAACTTCAGGAATGTCGTATTCCGGATATCCACCCCAGTAAAAAAAGCGTAATTTAGATCCAATTTTTCTCATATCACAATGGCCCCAGTCCCAATACCATGGGTTCTGCGAGTGAAGGTGTGAAGTCGTGTATGTATACACCCTCAAGCATTTTCCATTAGCCCACAGTTCATAATGACCCGTATTGCCGCTAGCGTCAGTCTTATACCAGGTAACTCCACAGATTTGTTTGCCGTCTTTCGTTAAAAAGTTGACTGTCATTTCTCCAGTCTGTCCCATAAGTCCAGCATAAAAGAGCACATGAAAGTAACTGTAAAAGTTTTGACAGCCTTCTTTGTTGCCGTTGCTGTCTGGTGGTAATACAAGAGTCTTGATTGCCTTAGCCTCAGCGTCTTGTGGTGTTGAACCTTGGTCTAGACAGATAAACTTATGATCAAACCAAGTTGCAGTAGTAAACGTTGCTTGCGTCGTATCTTTTGGATGCGCCGGGTCTAAGCCTGTCTGCCCAATGGCTTCTGCTTCGCACTCAACAAGATCTGTAAATCTAACTAGGGTTTCATTTTGCTGATAGTTCACGCCATCCGCTTCATCAATCTTTCCAAACTCCATAGCGCCTTCCTCTGAGACGATACCAAGGTAACCAGTTTCTGATGCGTTAACGATATCGTAGTTGATAGGTACTGGTACTGTTCCCTCATTAGTAAAAAGAAGCACCGTATCACCGTTTTCATCGATTGAGCCGGTCGTTTCTTTTATAACCTTTGAGTATTTACAAGGGTCTGTACAGTAGATCTCAAACTCACCGACTACAGTATTGACTCCGCCATCTACTTCAGTGATACCTTTTGGTGATCCAACAAAGTATTTATCCGGCTCATCGTTAAAGGATATCTCTACTTGTTCTTTATTTAATAGCGTATTTAGCTTGTTGTAGTACGTCCGAAATTGCTGATTGGAATCAGCCCTTAACTGGTACTTGACTGTAATGGTCCGAGCTGGATATGTCCGGTATAAAAACTTTGAGCCACTCATACCCTTGATAGTGGAGTCCTCAATGTCTGCGCTATATAGTTCTCGACCAGTAACTTGTAGCGTTGTGTAACCAGCTACTTCATTTTCCAAAAACTTTCCATCTATGCATACAGCCTCGGCAGGCAAGGTTCTACCTGCCGGGGCTTTTGAGTTGATGTCAGTAAACTTATATAAACTCATCTACTTAACACCTCCTAATTTTTGTTTAAATTTTTGAGCACGAGCTAATTCTCGCTGATTGTTCGTGACTTGAGCTTTTGCGAGCTCACGGCCATCAATTTCTAGCGGTACATAGATCGTGTACTCGACTTGTGCCTCATAATTAAAGGCATCATTTAATTCTGCATCAAAAGCACTTAATTCCATATCTAGTCCTTCACACGCGAGTCTAGGAATATCTACTAAGTTTTCAGCCACATCCCACACTTTGTTAGACATAGCCTCAATACCATTCGCTAAACCCTGACCAAACCATAAACCATTTTGATATTGCACGCGCGATGGAGATCCAATCTTAGCCTTAGCCTGGATAGCTGCGTCTGCTGCGGCTGCTAGTGCTGCGGCTGCTGCTTGGACTGCTCCGGTAGCGGCACGAAGACCATTAGCCAATCCCATACCAATCATCAATCCACAACTATATGCTCTGCCAGTTCCAGCGGACATTACGCTATAGATTGAAGACATGATACTAGAAGCTGTACTGATCGCAGCGCTACCACCACTCGCTAGGGCTCCGGTAAATGCCGACATAGCGCTTGAAGCAATGCCTGGCAATATACTTAGACCGCTTTGCACAGCTGATACGATGCTAGCACATCCTGCCGACATGGTTGATGCTGCCATTGCTGCACCAGTTGCGATAGCTCCAGAGAAGCCTGCCATAGCTGCAAAAGCTGCGGGTCCTACCATAGCCAAAGACGCACATACCATTAAGGCCGCCGCTGCTATCGATGTTAATCCCGCGGTTGCGGACATTGCACTTGTTGATATTCCGGCCAATCCAGTCATGACTGTCATTGCGCAAGTGCTTAGCGTCATCATGCCGGTAGTAGCCATAACGATCATGGAGCTTACCATGCTTAGGCTAGTAGATAGCATGGTGGTCGCTGTACTAGCAGTAGTGACTGCTGTACTCAAAAGTGACATACTCGCACTCATTGCAGTGATTTGTGCATTGACTACAGCGCATCCGGCTACCATTACAAGCATTCCTGTGCTCATAGCTAAGGACTGTGCGTTAAATGCCGTCATAGCTGCAGTTAGTGTTATAAATGCTGCGGGTAAGCTAGATAGTTGCCCGCTGATAGTTGTGCATGCGGTTCCGATGCTTGCCATAGCGGTTGCTGCTGTTGGCGCGCTGGTACCAATCGAAGACATAGCTGTGCTTAAATCTTGCATTCCTTCTCCAGCTGTTGCTAGCCCAGATGCACTCTTGCCGATTGCCGCGCAGCCTGCAGCGACTGCGGTAAGGCTTGCCGCCATATCCTTAAAATCGGTATTTGTAATCTTAACAACACCACTCGCTAATTTATCAAAGCCTTTTCCTGCGTTAAGAGCAGCAACACCGATAGAGTCAATAACTCCCGCGACGCCCTCCAGCACACCTTTTATAGCGTTACCGACGGATGTAATAACAGTTGCGATGCCATTAAATGCTGAACTTACGATGCCAGCCACTCCGGTAAGTACAGAGCTTACAACATCTGCGATTCCTGTAAAGGTTGATGTAACAACATCTGCGATTCCAGTGCAGCAGGCTGTAATAAAGCTGGCAATGCTTGTAAATGTCGAGCTTATTACATTCGCTAGTCCGTTAAGGATATCTGGTATCGTTTGGAACATAGTTACCATCGAATTGATAGACGCCAAAATGACAGGCGTTACCGCTACGATCACATCACAAAGACCATTGAACGTAGTTTCTAGCACGCCCCCTAAGGCGCCAAGGATTGCCACACATCCATCAGCTTGAGATGCTACCAGTGCAATCGAGGCGCCCATCATAAGTGCCGCCGCACCGATAGCTAACCATGTAGTTGGCGGTACCATCGCCAAAGCTGCGCCTAAACCAGTTAAGGCAGTACTCAAGCCTTGACCGATGCCTTGCGCAACAGTCGATACTGCCGTACCTAACCCCTGCACTGCTGTACTTAGACCTTTACCGATTCCTTGAGCAGCAGTACTAATACCTTTTCCAGCAGATTCAAGAACCTTTGGCACACCACTGAGTGCACTCTTGATTCCTTTTCCGATTCCTTGAGCAGCAGTACTAATACCTTTGCCCGCAGACTCTACGGCTTTAGATACGCCTTCGAGCGCTGTTTTAAGTCCTGTACCGATACCTTTAGCCGCTGTGTTGATACTTGTACCTAATTGCTTGATAACTGTCCCAAGACCTGTAAATACCGTTTTTAGAACGTTACTTACACCACTGAATACAGCTTTGATATTGTTGGCTAAGCCATTAAAAACTGTCTTACCAACGTTTGAGATCCCATCAAAAATGGTTTGCAGATTTTTAGCCAATCCGTCAAAAATAGTTTTGATGTTATCGGCCGCTGTGCTTGCGCTTTTCTGTGTTTCTTTAAAAGTCGGTGCTTCTGTGCTCGTGTCAGAGTCAGCCTTGCTTCCTTTGATACCTTTTCTAAGGTTTTTTAGGTCTTCATAAGTATTTTTGACTTTTTTCAGAGAATCACTGACCCCCTTAATCTGAGATGCTACACTTTTCCCAATTTTAAAGGCTGCAAAGGTAAGTGCTAGATCTTTGACGGCTTTAGCCATAGTTTGCACAGTCTTTGGTTTAAGACCAGCGATAAACTTAGCGACATTACTAATCGTTAACTCGATTTGCCCTACAAGCTGTCCGAAGGTATTTCCCAAGCTGGCAAAAACATCGGACTTTGCTAAGCTGTGCATCACGTTGGTAATGGCGTCTTTAAGATTGTTAAACATGTCTATACCATTTTGGATGACTCGAGTCTCTAGGAAAGCATTTAGAAAGCTTTTAACCATATCCTTGGCGTCCAAAGCTCTTTCACCGAGCCAGTCCATTGCTTGAGACACCTTTTGTAAGACTTCAGGCTTAAAATTCCAAGTAAGGCCATCATCTTTACTTTCCATAATGGCATTTCTAAAGTCATAGATCTTGCTTTTAACCTTTTCCAGGTTGTCGACAATTCCATCCATGGCTTTTGATTTCATCATGTTATTCATCGCAGACATAAATCCCATTTCAAGGTTTTCAACAGCGCTTTTAATGTTTGTCATAGAGGTTTTTACACCTTTAGACGCTTCTAATGCAGTATCTGCAAATCCACCCGTCTCTGTATCACATTCGATCATTGCATTGTTAAAATCGTCAAAGGATATAACTCCGTTTTGAAGTGCATCATATAAGTCATTTGCACTTCCACTCGCAATACCTAATTTCTTCGCAACTTTAGTTAATGCTGGTGCCATCGTTTCCTGCAACGTTCTCCACGATTGAAGGTCTACAGTTCCTTTAGCGAGCATCTGTGAATACTGTTGTAACCCACGTGAAGCATCTGCAGAACTAGAACCACTTGCCAAGAATGCGTGATTCAGCGCAATCGTTGTATTTGTAGCCTTATCTATATTGCCACTAACAGATGCCAATGATTTAGCAGTTGTAACTACGTCTGCTAATGATGTAGGCAAGCCTTGTACCGATTTGTTCAATTTCGCAACACTTGCCTGAGACTGCTCTGTTGCAAAACCCAGAGAGTTCATAACCCTAGGATAGGACTGCAATGTGTCAAATCGGTTGATAGCACCACTCAAAGACGACGATAAAAGGTCGGCAACACCAGTTACTGCTTTTGACCCCAGATTGCCGACCAGAACACCTTTAGCGATGCTTCCACATTTCTTAGAAAAACTTTCCGCAGAACCTAATGCCTTTGAGAAAGTCGATGACATGTTTTTGTCCACGGCTGATAAGACCGCTTGGACTGTATACGATTCTGCCATAATTAATCCTTTCCGTGATTGGCTTTCGCAACTACAAACCTAGATAGATCAGCGTACTGGTCTTCTTTTTTCTCTTCTCCGAGGACTTCTTTCAAGGATTTGTCATAGTCAAAGAACTGTTTGAAATTGCGATAGACCGGTTTCATCTTTTTACCGCTTTTTCTTGTCGCTTTGGCCATCATGGTCTTGTAAGCTAGCTCATGGAGCAGATATTGTTGATCTGTCTGTTTAAGCCGCACACCTTTCATGAGTAGTCGATACTCGCGAGGAGTTAGATCATCAACTTCTTTAAAATTTTTAAAATCTAGATATCTAAAACAGTTGAGCGCTACGCTTTCGTATAGCTCATCTGTTGATACTATTTTTTGTTTTTTGCTGTCTTTTCCAGTTCTACTTCCTGCATCTTTTTGTATTCTTGCGCTACTTGCGCTAGGGCTTTCTTGCAAACATTCGCACTCAATAAAAAATCAATCACCTCTTTAAACACTGCATCAATGTCGGCCTCTTCTTCCAGCCATTCTTCTAGATTTTCTTTGGATAAGCGTGGAGTTTGATTCATATTCATATCGAGTAAACACTTAACTAAAAAATCGATATCCCCATCAATGATGTTTGCAACTAACCAGGGTAGCCCGATTTCTTTTTTCTTATCAAAGCCATCAACGGGCGCAGTGACTTCCTTGTTGACTTTATGCAAGAATGCAAATCCAGCTTTAAACGTATAGCTAGTATTTTTGATTTCAATTTCTAAATTATTCATGATTTTCCTCCTAGTTTTCTAGACTAAAAAGGCGCCAAATCAGCGCCGTTGTGTCTTATTCAGTTTCTTTTACTACGTCTTTAAAGACGTAAGACGCAATTTCTTTTTGATCATCAGAGACTGTTGCATAACCGCTAGCTCCGTTACCATTTGCGCCATAAGTGATTTCTACTTCTGCTGCGTCTTCTGCGTTGACAGTAATGTCTAATTCAGTGATGTAACCTTGGTAGTATTTTGCTTTGTATTTATTAGCATCTACTCCTGTACCTGGTTCATCCAAGTTGACTTCCCAGCACTCGATTAATTGATTACTTAACATTGCTTCTTCCAATTTATCGATCAGCTTGTCACCTTTGGCAAGGACTGATGTAGTTGTGATTTCGATTTCAGCAACCGAAGGCGTACGAATCGAGCCACTCTTAGTTGCTGTAGAGTCAGCGTCTTTTTGGATATCGCGTTCACCTTCAGTCTGGAATGCTACTACAGTTGCATCTTCTTTAGCAGAGTCGCCTGCAACTCTGAATAAATATATGATTCGTTTACCTTGAATAGCTTCCAACTTGTTCTCAGCAAACTTTTGTAAATCAAAGATATTCATTACTTTGTTCCTCCTGTGATTCTAAATTCGATTTCCAGGATACCGTGTAGTAATGGTGTACTTGTACTGGTATCTGGAAGGATGCGCTGGTCTATACTTGCGATAGTCAGCGCGTAGTTTTTTGTACGGTCTAAGCTTCTAGCCACTTGCTTGATATCATTCAAGATAGATGATACGGTTCCACGCTTTCTTGCGTTATCATGCCAAACATGAATAGTTTGGTAGATGGATCCAAGAATCATAGTTTTGTTGCCATAGTCATCTACCAGTTGGCTGTCTGCTAGATAAACAAAAGGATACGCTGTGCCTTCTGGTGGTAAGAACGTATCATACACACCGATACTCGTATCCTCGAAATGTTTTTTTAGTGCTACAAGCATAGCACTGAATACTTCTTGTTGTGAGTCCATAAGCACCTACTTTACTAGCTTTTCCAAGTCGGAGTGAAACTTCGCTTTTTGACTGTTAAAAGCGGGTCTAACAAAAGGCTGTGCCGCCATCTTACGAGTCCCCATTTCAACATAGCCGCTATAGTAAGTCGTAGGCCCTTCGGAGTAGGTCAGGCCTCCATCTTCGGAATGCCCTGTAATGGACTGCTTAGTAGCACCTGTAGAGTATCCACGAGTAAATACCGCGCCTCTTACAGTCTTGTTCTGCATCTCTACCCCGTTTTGCTTGACGATAGTCCTCACTGCGTCCAAGCCTTGACACTTCTTAAGCTTTGCCGTCAGCTTTTCCATTCCTATAAGTTGTATCGAGGCCATCATTGCACCTCCGAAAGAATAAACGTTTCTTTTGTTTTTAGCTTTCTATCGAGATCCGCGCGATATCGTTTATTCCCAATCCGAATATAGTCATAAGCAAAGTCATAGTGATTTTGGATATGGACGGTCAGTGAGCCTTGTTTTAGCTGGCCATATACAAGCATCATAGTCTTTGCCTGGGTATCCATGACAGATGCGTAAACCTCGTCTTCGGTCAGCGCGTCGTTGTCATAGTCTCCAGTATCCGGATTGTAATCACCACGAACGATACGCTGGAAGTAGATAGGTGTGTCATATCTCATAGAAATCTCAACCTTCCTACTTTCTTATCTTGGTTTGCAAAGCGCCATGATTCAATGTCATCCTCGTAAGGTTCAAAATCATTATTATTAAATGACATACTTTCACCCTCGACGGTATGAGTTGAAATACCTTCAGAACCAATCTTATTAAAGCGTGCAACGCTTACTTCTGTGATGATGTACTCTAATTCGTTCGGAACCTCTTCAACGCCTAGAAGTGTTTTAAGGCGGTCATCTGTAAGAGATACGATCATATTCAACAAGTCGTCTTTGCCTTCTAAGTCTCCTAAAAGCTTTTTAACATTTTCGAGTACCGCCATAAATCAGCGCTCTCTACTTCTTTTCTCCAGTAGACACATCAGCTGTAGCTGGTTTGATAGAGCCGACAATTACGCCATCCGCAAATTCTGGGAAGAATTTAACGCCTGAGAAAGCTAGTGTGTCGATTGTAGCCGTATCAGCGCCAACAGTATGGGTCATACCAACTAAGCCCGATGCATCTGCTGATAAATTGAATGAATTAGCAACGTCTCCAGCGTTAGCTGGTACATAAGCCCCGTTCAAGTTTTCTTTAGCAGTACCAATTACTTTACCTTTAGTTAAGTTAGGAGCAACTACGACAGTTCCTAATCCTAAGAAGTTTTCGATATAAGTCATACCGAAGGCTGTTTGTGTCGTAACAGTGGCTGTTCCTAAATAATCAGCTACATCATCGCTTGATACGAAGTAGATTGGCGTTGCATCCATATCTGCATAGTATTTCTTGATAGCACCCCAAGTAGCAGACAATGTAGATCGCAAATTAGTTCCTTCTGCTTTACCAGTTCCGGCAGAAATCATATCATAGAAGCTTTTCTTAATATCTGCTTGGATACCACTCAATAATTTAGCATCTGTTTGGTTGATGGCTAGAGCTTGACCAGAACGTTGAATAGCCTCTGCCGTTGTACTCTTACGGAATTTGTTCAAAGTCAATTCAATAGTTTGTGCGATTTTTTGTTGGATTTTAGTCAAAGGAATGACTTCGCCTTCAGCAACTTGGTCGGGCGTATTTACTTTTGTACATTTGTAGATTTTGATTGTTGATCCAGCATTCATCGGAATCAATTCTGTGATTCCTAGCAAGCTTTGTAATTCATTGATGTTCGTAGCCAAACGAGATGAGAAATCAATCGAAATAGCGGGTTCTAAATCAGCCGTGGTTGTTGTGTTTTGTGCGGCTGCAAACATTTGTAAATTAAATAGGTTTTTCATTTTCAGATTTTCTCCTTTTTTATCGAAACAAGTCTAGGTGCTCTCGAATCAACTTTTGACGTTCGATAGAATTTGTGACCTTCATAATGTCTTCTTTGGTGATGCCTTTGCCGGCTTTGCTTGTTTTAGGTGCGTTTCCTTTTAGCTTTTCAGCAACGGCTTCTTCCACAGCTTTATCAAATTCTTTCGCAAAGGATTCAACAGCAGCTTTAGTGGCATCTGCATCTTCACTAATCAAGTTGGAAACAAGTGCATCACTGACATGGATGCCTTTATCAGATAGGATGGATCGTGCCGTTCTACCCATAGCGCTTAGGGCGCTGTCCTTCTTCATTTTCTCGAGTTCTTTTTCAAGTTCAGCAAGTCGATGGTCCTTCTTTTCTTGTTCGGTCATGTTAGCCAAGCGCTCGGCCTCAGCTTTTTTCTGAGATTCTTTTTCTGCTTTCTTGGTGATCTCTGCCATCTTTCTTGAGATGATTTTATCTAGATCTGCGTCCGTGTACTTTGGAACTTCTCCAGATGAGTCGCCTTTTTGCTCTTTAACATCCGTGTTTGGTTTTGTGTCATCACCAGAGTCATCGGATTGCCCGGTTTCGCTTTCATCTGCGAAGAGTTGCAAGTCAAATAAGTAATTCAATTCGTTAGATAGTTGTTTCATTTTTCTTTTCTCCTTTATAGTCAGATAGACATCCGTAAAGTTTAAGGACTTTCACGCCTGGTCACTCCGTACCTTTTAATGTCTTGCACGCCTGGACATATAAAAAGCAACACTCGTGTAGCTAAGCGTTGCTGATTATCTTATTAAATTTTTTAAATATCATAAGTTAGTAGCATCGATTCTTATATTTTCAGGATAGGCTTCAGATACAGCCTTACAGCCAATCAAGAAGCTAGTGATAAGTGTATCTGCGGTATCATCACAATCTTCTATGCAGCATATAACATCATCTATTCTATTTTCTTCAAAAGAATCTGCATTGGAAATCCGACCAATAGAAAGTCGCAATGTCTGATACAAAGTCGATATAGCACTGCATACGATATCTTGGCCTTTTTGTGCATAATTGGCATGACCTTGTATTTCAATTATGCAGTCTTTTTCAGCTTGTTTGATTTTAATTTTTATCATAAACTACAACATCCTTTTTCTTTCTTAAAAGGAAATGTTCTCTCAGATAAAAAGCTAGAAGTGACCTTAATCTCAGGAACCCACCCTTCTTTTGGATCTAACTCCATTTCTATCTTTAACTTGTCCAACAAATCATATTGATCCACGATATCCTCCGCATGGTCTATAATACTTTGAGCTGCTTCTTTTAAATATTTCTTGATTTCCTTAGAACTGCCTTTTCCTTCTGAAAAATAATAGTCCATTTTTTCTACTCCTTTGCATAATAAAAGGCCACTCGTTTGAGTGACCATAAATATGTCATATTTTTTCTATAGAATAACACCCAACAAAGAAGATAGCACGACGTTAAAAGAATCTTTTACAAATTCAGATGCTTTTTTCATGCCACTGTTTTCTTCCAAAAAGATAACACCTTCATAGGTAATCTTGAATGGCGGATCGTTTTCTATATAAAGTTTAACATCCTTATACTTGTTCTCATATACCTTGAATCCTTTGATGTAACCATGGGTTACTAATGTGTAAATAATTTCCAACCAATAGTTTTTAGGAATATCAAAGAGTTTGGAATTATATGAAAAGTCTTCTAGCCTTGCTTCTTTACTAAGTTTCATGCTTTCATATAAATACTTTAAAATCTTGTACATCAATACCTGCATATCATTACTAGCCATAATAGTATCTCCTTTCGCTATAAGTAAAAAAGCCGACACTTATCGGCCTATTCAATATTAAACTTAATCCAATTTTCCTGATTTAATCAATTCTTCTGTTTGCTTAAGCATATCATCAAATAAATCCCAATTTTTCTTTGTTTCTGCATCAGGACTCATTAGTTCCTTTGGAATAATTAATGGTCTATTAGGTTCCATATTCATCACCTTATCCACTGAATCCCACATTCGTTATGTCTTCTTAAAATAGCTTGTGCTATTTCATCGGAATGGTCAATGGGATTCTCGTATTTTCCTCTTTCTTCTATAATTATATCATGAAATTTTTGAACGCTATATTTTTTTGTTTTATTAATAACTGCAATTTTTCCTTTGTTTGTAACAATGGTTAATGCCTTTATTCGTTCATCATAAAAACATCCTAAATCATTATAAGAAAACTCATTTGTAAAACCATGATTATGAAGCCAGTAAACAGATTGATATTTACTTTTTTGCATCATAGTAAGTGCTTCAATGTTTTTACTTGGCATCACGCTTCTTTCTGAGCCAAAGGTAATAACTTTCTGATTATAATCATTTACATTAACTATTGTCAAAACTTCATTGCTATCGTTATCTCCCATTGACTTTCTTAAAAGTTCTCTATGTAATTCTTGTAATCCAACAGAATCTAACAATCCTTCAAATTCGACTTGTTTAACTTTATCTATGGCTTGCTCAGTAATATATACTTTTCTATCACCTAGTTTGCTACTTACTTTGTTAATTGCATAAAATTGTTCTTTCCACTCATCAAACCTTAGATCATGCTCTCCATTTGCTAATCCATCTAGCCATTTCTCGTATACTCCTCTATCTGAATAAGGTGCTGTTGCACAATGACAGTTTGGATGTAATGGTGGAGCGTTCTCACCAAATTCCATGTCTTTGACTTTGAATATCTTTCCATCCAGCGCCTTGCATGCTGGGCAGCAGTCTCTTAAGCCACAAGCTATATATTCATACTTTTCTATGTCTTCAGCTTTGTAGGATTCCGCTTGAACCTGTATTCTAGCTCTTGTCAGCTCTGTTCTCAATAATCTTTCGGCCTGGTATCTTGAAACATCAAACTGCTTTCTGAGCTGAGGTACAAGGTCTCTAGCGTTCTTTCCTTGGATGATACCAGCAGTGATAATGTTGACCAGGTTGTTACGTAGCACGCCTTGATTAGCCCATACACGTTCTGAATATGTTGCATTTCTGAAGGAAGAATCTATGATTGCCCTTGCACTTTGTGCGTTGTTTAGAACGGATGGACCTAAGATACTAACATTACGTTCTAACTCTTCCATTACTGCATCATTTAGTTGATCACCGTAATACGTTTCTAGATCATTAGTACCATTGACTAGTTCAGCACCAATGTTTGCTTTTAGAAGCTCCAATCGATTGACTTTCATCGTCAAGTTATAGAGCCGCATTTCTTCATTGGCTTTGTCTGAGAAGTCTTTTTCTTTAACATACTTCTTCGCTTTTCGTTTATACTCTTCAATTTCTATCTGTTTGACTCGTTTTTTAGCTTCTGCCATCGAGATTCCTTCTTTAGCGGCATAGCGGCTAAAAAAGGACTCAATCTCTTTAGTAATCGAGTCCAGCATATTTTGATAGATTTCTTGTATCTCTTCTTCTTGTTCCTTTTCAGTCTTTTTCTTCCGGTTCTTCCAGTCACGCTCACGATCACGCCAGTATTGACTACTCATCCTCAGTTTCCTTTGAATCCACAACCACGTAGTCGCCTAACAAGTTACTTCTTTTGTACTGGTTGTCTTCTTCTTGCTCAATCTGTTTCATCTCATCTTTAACATTGGAAATGTTGGACAATACAGATAGTTGCGTTTCCTTTGAGACGATGCCGCTAAGTTGTGCAGCAGTCTGAACTTCTTCTTGTAGGTTAGCTGGAAAGTTCTGCGTGAAGACATAATCAACTTTTACCCAGTCATCTGCATTCATTTTATTGATTGGGTTAGAGAAGATTAGCTTATAGCGTCGATTCATACCAGAAGTAAACTTACGCTCTTTAGTCTTAGCTAAATTGCTCATGCATAATAGCTTGTACTTTAAAGCGATACCGCTACTAGCTCCAAAGTTCTCATCCGAGATGTTGGCAACCATGGAAATCTGGAATATCAAGCGTTCCAATCTTTCAATCAAGTTCTCTTGTGTAGTATCAGCATTTGGCTTATCCATAAACTCAACGACAACCTTTTCCGCATCGTCACCGCTTAAATTGATGATTCGATTGTCTCGGATGCATTGTAGTTCTTCCGTTGTCATCAGAGTTCCTAGAATCTTTAAGTAAGCATCTGCAAAGTAATCAACATCGTTCGCTTTTTCGGATAAAGCCTTATTGTAGGCATTGATTAAGCTGTATACAGATTCAAAGATTGATAATCGCTCTTCGTTCTCAATAAATTCACTAGCTGGAACATCACAGAAACTATGTTCTACTTCATTCTCAAAGTGTAAATTGCCTCTGTCGTTGAAATACAAGATACTCGTTCTAGAACGAACCTCGCCATGTGTAATGTTATCTGAATCAAGATAGTAATTAATAAAATATCTTGGTAATTGTCGATTCGTATCATCATAGACCATAAATCCTTCTGTTGGGTTCATGTAGGTAACCCCGATTTGTCCAGTATCTGAATCATTGTAGTAGACTTCATAGCCTTTACCATAAATAGCGCAAATCTTAGACAACTCTGCATTATTATCATCTTGGTCGTTATATTTGTTCAAGAAATTCAGATACTCATCAATATCTGAATCCGCGGACTTTACTTTTATTGGGATCCCAATAAAAAAGCCGTTCATCGTATCAACAATGTACTTTGCAAAGTTGATAGCTAAACGGTTGTCTGGTTTATAGTCTGGTTTTTTAGGTCTTGTCCAAATCGGATAGGCACCGATATAGGCATCCTTTAATTTCTTGTACCTCAAGTCAGTCAATTTTCTATGCAGTCCAAGCATTTCATTTAGAACGCTGACTGTCAGCTCTTCATTGTCCGACATCGTAATCACCTGGTCGGGGATGATATAATTGTCGTTACTTATATTAATTTTTAGCTGTCTGCCCATTTTACAATCCTCCTTTAAATAAGTGGACTTTGACCTGTCCTAAGGTGTACTTTTCAACCGCATATCGCATCGCATCCATCAAGTGGTTGAAGTCATCAATAGGCTCGTTGATCTGTGCTCCAAACTTATCTTTAGCCCATGCATAGTTCTGAATCTCTGTTCTGAAATTCACGCATCTTGGATGGATAAGAATCTTATAGTTCTGTATAAACTGAATTCCATGATTAATGGAGTCTTTACCTTTTAAAGCTTTACGGGCCCTTAAGCCATAGCCTTTTAGCTCATCGATAGACTTAGGTTCTGCGCTATCACAGGTTATCTTTTCTTTGCTGTAACCAGCACTTACGATAGCGTCATAGATCATACGATTGGACATTCCCTTTTTATAGATTTCATCCCACACATAAAGATTTTTGTTTTCTGTATCGATAAAGCCTATAAAAAAAGCGGTAGGGTCATTCGTATATCCGAAGTCGAGGCCACACACTGTATCGCAATTAAGAACTTGATTCAGTGAAAAATCATACTCGTATTCCACGTTCTCATAGACTAGGCCTTCCACAACGCCCCAATGACCCAGTCCTGCAACCTGATATCGTCTAGGATTGTTTTTTTTCATCCTTTCAAATAGATCCAGGTCAGATTTATCTAACCATTCATTGCATTTGTAATTGGTCGTCAATGCTAATATATCTGGATCGTCTTTTGCGTCAAAAAAGCGTGACTTTAGCCAATGCCTATCATTCCAAGGGTTGAAAGTTATTACCCATTGCTTCCACAAGTTCAATGGTATCTCGCCTCGAATTGATTCGTCGATAACATCAAAGTCTGATTCATCCATCACTTCATATGCTTCCTCAAGCCATGCCCAACACAGATAGCCATATTCAACAGTGATGGATGTGACCTTCAAGGGGTCATCTAATCCTCTGAATAGTATCTTCTGCCCGGTCGGCAAGTAAGTTGCTTCCAATGGACTTAGCTTGAAATCCCATTTATCAGCCACTTCCAATCGTTGTGTTGCCCACTTGAGGTCAGTCCAACACGAATCCTTTAAAGTCCTATACGTTTTACGGATGACAAGTAGATTAGATTTATCGTACTTCATCAGGTTGTAGATGAAACGTAACGCCGTTGTCTTCGATTTCTTCGAGGCACGTGAACCTTTAACGACTAAGTACCGAACTCGAGATTTCCAAAAACTTGCATACCCTTTGCCTACGATATCGGGGAGATACATTTCCTTCTTCTTAATCGTCTAAATCATCCTCTCCGGTAAACACTGGCACGGTAGCACTCAAGTCCACTTTATCCGTAAACATCGCAAACGATTTACCGATGAGCTCAGATGCTTTGATACGATCGCGCATGGATACCTCGATCTCCTCTTTGACCTGGTGCCCATCACTGTCATAGCGAAGTACAGTCTCTTTTTCCTGGCCTCTCATGACCCGTGACCAGAACTCTCTAACTTCCTTGGCATCGGCGGTCTTCTCATTGTCGATTTGCTTCAGCTTTTCATCAATAGCTTGTTTTATCCTAGGTTTTCTAAGGTTTTCAAGACCAATAGCACTGGCTGTTTTCTTGGAGTATCCAGCACGAATCGCAGCTTGTGTCGCATTGAGATCAATCAAATATTCCTGAATGAATCGTTCTTGTTTAAGCGTCAACTTCATTGCCTTCACTCCTTTCCGATTTTTCAAGATGATTAGGCACGTAAAAAGGCGGTATGCCTGATGCATCCGCCTCGTGTGCTTATGTGTTAAAGTTCAACAAAAAAGGTTGACTATGACCGTCGGGATTGTACTTTACAACGCATCTTCTGTCGAACTTTGTACACTACCATAATACCACTTAAAAGTGGTTTACTGTGTCAACTCTTTCAGTTTTAGTAGAATCTACTAGGGTTCTTCCGGGCCATTCTTGTCTCTGTTATTGTAGATAAAAGCTCCTGCTAGCATTGCAAGAGCCGAAGCCAAAGAAACAAGTCCAGTAATTCCTTTACCATTAAGAATTAACACGATGCCACCAATCAAGGCTGTCATAACGATAATAAACGCAAACAACTGCCCTCTTCGTGAATCTTTCTGCGTATATCCAATAGCTTTACTTTCCATATCGTGTCTGTGCTCGGCCTCTTTCTCGGCCATTGCAATAATCCGATCAGCAGCCCCTGGTACAATATCATTATAAGCCTTAAGATGTGAAGGTATGGGAAGAGGCCCATTATATTCGATATGTCCAACGCGCATCTTATGCTCTGGTTCCATCTGTTGGTCTTTGTTTTCAGTCGCGGCCTGTAATGTTTCATTTCTATCTTGCTGCTTTAAATTTTTTGTCTCTTCTTGAATACTCATTCATCGATTTCCTTATGTTATTTCCCACTTTTTCCCAGTCTGAACCAAGTGCTTTAGTATCTTTTTCATACCCGTTAGGATTGTAACGATATCCGGAATCCGTCCCAAAAAGATTCACAATACTTGAGGCGCCGTTAAAAAAAGAAGCATTAAATATAGTTTTTTTCCTCATCATTGCTACCTCCCATTTTGCTACAAAAAGCAGGTTTCAATCATATTATCTCGTTAATTGTTGAATTTTGCAAAGCCTTTTTTAATTTCTGACGTCTATAACAACATATTGATCTTTTTCCGCAAGTGCTTATACATACCATACTTGCTATAGCCGTACTTATAGCTCACATCGTCTGCGCGCTTTCGGTAGATGTACAGGTCCCACAGGATATTTTGATCCGCCAACGGCAGTAGCTCCGTCCATCTAAGATCCATCAGTCTTTTCTGAAAGTGATGCAGTTCCTGTTCTTTGGCTGATATTTCTTCAAATAGACCGAGCGGGCTATGGTACTGATGTTGATATGTCGGCATTGGCAGAGGGCTCCGTATCTGCTCCGGTGTGAGGTCTGGACCGGATCGGGCCAGTCCTGTCTTCTGATGATTGAGGACCTCAAGCTCTTCATTGATCTCAATCAAACGGTGGCAGCAGTAGCGCACCGTTTTTAGTTCTGATATTAATTCTTCGTAAGTCATTTGTTACCTCCTTAAAGCTTCGATCAAGGCTTTTTGTGTTATGTTCTTGTGTTCTAGTGCATCCAGCATGTCCTCGTCTACTGTGCCTCTAGCAACGATCTGATAAATGATCACGTTTTGTTTCTGTCCTTGTCTGTAGATTCTGGCATTTGCCTGCTGATACAGTTCAAGGTTCCAGTTTGGGAGTGTGTACCAGATTGCGATATGTCCACCACGTTGAAGGTTAAGTCCGTGTCCTGCGCTTGCTGGATGCAAAAGCAGCACGTCTATCTTTCCATCGTTCCAGTCTCGAACGTCATCTTCGTTCTCAAGGCTGCGGACTTCCAGTTTCTGTTTCTTCAGGTGTTCTGTGATTCGTTTTAGTTCGTGTTTGAAGTAGTAAAACACCATCACCGGGTTCTGGTTTGCTGATTCGATCAAGTCATCTAATACCTCAAGTTTAGCTGCATGAAGGGTTGCTACTTCTTCGAGTTTGTTTCCTAGCTGATCTCTTTTATAGATTTCTCCTGATGTCATTTGTAGAAGCTGACCGCATAGCACTCCAGCGTTGGCTGCTAGCAGTGATTCGTTGTTGTCTAGTTCCAGTACCTTCTCACGTTTGAAAGCGTGGTATTCTGTCATTGCTTTTTGTGGTAGTTCGATTGATTTTTTTAAGTACTGAACCGGTGGGAGTTTGGCGCAGTCTGCCTGATCCAGACTCATGCATACGTCACCTATTTTCTTGTATATCTTTTCCTCCGCATCCGGTCTTGGCTTCCAATCGTATACGATCATCCCGTTTCTTTTTCCTGGAATTAGATATCTTTCTCGAAACTGAGTTAGTGTTCGACCTAATCTTTCTCCCTGGTCAATCAAATATATCTGGCTCCAAAGGTCCGGGATTCCTTTCGGTGCTGGTGTTCCGGTTAGTCCTATGAATCGGTCAGCTATTGGCATAACTTTTCTTAGGGCTCTGAACCTCTGGCTTTTTGGATTCTTGAAAGTTGATAATTCGTCGATCACTACCATGTCGAAGTCAAAGTATTTGTTGTCTACTAGCCAGGTAACATTCTCTTTGCCTATGAGGTAAATGTCTGCCTTTTGTTGCAGTGCCTTCTCACGCTGCTTTGGAGTGCCTGCTATGATTGAATAGCTCAAATCCTTAGTGTGACTCCACTTTTCTATTTCTTCCGGCCACGTGCTTTTTATTACGCGCACAGGGCCTATGATCAGAACTTTTTCTGTGTCGATTAGTTTTAGAAGGCTAATGATCGTTAGCGTGGTTACGGTCTTTCCGGCTCCCATAGGGAGAAGAAGGCCACACTTCTTATGATCCAGTCCGAAGTTGATAGCCTTTTTTTGATAGTCATGAGGTTTAAATTCTGTCAAAGTTTCGCTCCTCCGGTATGATTCCAGACTGCATCAGGCTTGTTAATTCGTCCACCTGGGCTTTTGTGCTGATGCAGTACACTTTCATACCTGTTGCCCTTATTTGTGCTACTGTGGCTTTTTGTAGGGCTCTAGGCTTGCCGCCTGGCCTTTTTACTTCTACAAAGAAAGCCTTTGAATTATATGTGATCAGTCTATCTGGCACGCCTGCGTTTCCTGGGCTTACAAACTTCCAAGCTTTACCGCCTAGCGCTGATACCTTTTTGATCAGATAATTTTCTACTTGATTTTCTATCATTTTTGGAAGAACTTCTTTTGAAGTTCGCGGTACTGTCTGGCGCAGTCGGTTTGAAGTTTGCGGTACTGTCTGACGCAGTCTGGACATAAATCGTTTTTGTCAATTGTTGTGATCCATCCCTCTGGAAGTCCTTCCCAGGTTTCGATTGTCTTTCCGTTCTCGATCTTGCTCTTTTCGATTCCGACTGACGTTTCTTTTCCGCATCGATCGCACTTGATATACATTCTATTTTCTTTCATGTTCTATTCTTCCTCTAGCCTTTTAGCTTGTCTTTTCTGTTTTGCCTGAATGATGTCTTGAATCTCGTAATGCTTGACCTTGTAAAAATCGATAAGCTGATACATACAAATCAAGGCATCCGCCATTTCTTCGATTAGATTATTTCTTAGACCCTTGAATTCTAAGGGTTCTGTTTTCTCTTTCGGATTGCGTACCAGTTTAGAGATTGCCTTTTGCAGTTCTGCTAGTTCTTCCATAGCAACCAGGCTTTGCTTTTCGATTCCATATCGGTCCATTGTTTCCTGGTTGATTCCCGCATTTATTCTTTGTAGCAATAGATGAAATTCTTTATATTCTTTCTTTTCCGTCGTGATCATTTCTGTGTCTCCTTTTCTAGTTGATTTTTAGGGGTGGCAACCTGGCAGCGTGGCAACGTTCAGAAAACTTTATCAGGGGGTCGTTGGTTCAAGCCCATCCTGAAGCGCACTTAGTAGAATTTATCATCGCTGAATTGAT